GCCAGTATTGGAATCTCCGCAGAACTTGTATTACCAGCAACCGCAGTCACAAGGTCAGTTGCATTTGAAAAAGTACCATTTCCTGTGGTGTCTGGTGTGTGCCGTATGAAAATTTTTCCCCCTGCGACTACATCTGCCTCCGTTGGTGGTGTCCATCTAAGCCTTGCAAGCTTATCTGTTAATGGTTCATAAGTAAGTCCTGTTATATTTGCTGGTGGTGCTGTTTTTCCTACAGCAATAAAAGTTAGTTCTGCTGGTGTTCTTGATGGTTGACCTAAACCATTAAAACTAAACACCCTAAATTCATAAGTACCAACATCAGTATTGAATATTTCTGCATTACTTGATGGGCTTTCGATAGTTTTGAAGTCTCCATTATTTGCTCTGTACTGAACTTGATATTTTGACACACCAGCTTGCGGTATCCAGTCAAGAATAATTTTTGGAACAGCAGTACCATTAATAATTACAATTTTTTCTGTTGCTGATAACCCCTCTGGTGGATCTTTTACCTCAGTAAGCGTTGTTATATTTCTTGTTGGTAAAGCTGAGCCATCTTCAACAAAAGCATATTTACCAGAATCATGTGATAAAGCTGTTATGGTAAAAGTTTTATCATCATTTTCTTTTACACCAATAACTCGCCATGTAGTTGTTTCTAAACTTGAAGTTTCTAAGATGAATGGTGCGTGTTGATTTGGTGCGGCACTAAAGGCAGAGGAAACAGTGATAGTGGTTCCTGATATTCCACTTATTGTTTTTTGCTCTAAACTTCCATCAGGTAAAATTACAGAAATAGTAGGACTAGCCCCAAGACTAGGAATATCTGTATTGGCTGAATCATCTAAAACAACTGTTGTTGTATTAGTAACGCTTTTTAATAAACCGCCACGCCTTACACCAGCTTTTAAACTGTCAGATATTTCTATAACATCACCACAGCGCACCAGTGCGCCAGCAGCCGCAGTTGTCGCAAATGAACAAGTCTCACCAGAATTTTGCTCATTATATAAAAACCAACGGCCTAATCTTCTTGCCTGATTTCTGCTAGTTGTCGCAAAAGCTCTGATATTTTTAACAACTACACCATATTTTGTCTGAGTTGCAGAATCAGCTTCAACAGTTTCAATGTCAACTTCCTGAGTGGTCATATCAAAATAGCTGACATTTATCACTGTATGTCTTGTTTTTAAACTTGATCCAGCATAAATAAACCCTGCCTCAGTTACATTTGCATTTGTAAAAATATATGATGCCGTTTTTGGTGCATCTTGAGAAATTTCAATGCCACCAGCAGAATAAAAAGGCATTACTCTCATTACAGAACAAAGAGAATTTATCAATGTATATGCCTCTTGCTGTTGAGTTATGTTCACGTTACAGCTAAATCTAGGTTCTGTTGATCCATCACCATTACCAGCATCAACTGATGCTCCACAGTACTCACTTACTGTTTTAAAACTAAATTTATCTAAGTTTGACTCTGGAATACTACAACCAGCCCTAGTATCTGTAAGCAAGTCATAAAGAATCCAAGCTGGATCAGTTGTCCACTCTTTATCTGTTTTAAATGTTCCATTGAAAGTCCCTGCATAAGTTATTGCACCTGTCTGCAAGTTAACAGTGGCGTTGTGCGGTATCTTGATCTTGCGACCCCTAATACGAAACACCCTCTTAGGGATTCTTGGGAACTGTTCAGCATTAAACCTTAGTGCAACGTGCGCAGTATTTGGATAAGCATTTTGTTCAAAAATTATATTTGTAGCTTGATTAAATTGAAAAGCATTTACCAAAGTTGCATCTGAACTATCTGCTGTTACTCTTTCAACTCTTACCGCAACTGGAAAAGAAGTTGTTGAGCTAAATTTTACTAAATAATCCCTAAAGTAAGCGTTTGTCGATCTCCCCTCAACTGTGTCATCAATCACTGTGGTAGTTGTTCCATCATTCTCAATAGTTTTTATTAATAAATTGACTGAAACTCCATTAATGTCTCCATTATCTTCAAACTTTTGCATTGAAGGAAATCTAAGAGTTACTCTGACAGCATTTATATTTGATTGAGAAACAGTATGCGTGACAGGGCTTGAAGTGGTTACAGTGGTTCCGATAATATTTTCAGTTTCAATATTTGATATTCCTTCAATAAATGTTTGATTTGCTGTACCTAATCTAAAATCAAAACCAACATCTTTAAAATTAAAGTCGCTGTCTTGTGGTGCTGTATTGCTTGCGGCCTCCTGTAAGACTTGAGTTCCATTTAAAAATATATCCTTTTTGAAAGCGTTGAAGTATGCAGTTGAGGTCTTATCTGTTATGCCAGCCTTTGATGCTGTTGCTGATCCTTCTATTTCGCCTTCACCTAGTAGCTCTACAATTGTATTAAATTGCTTTGAAGATAATGCACCACTAGGCAAATCAGGGTTATTGAAAACTGTATTTTGGTCAAATTCTCTAATAGCCATTAGTTGTTACCCTCCACCTGTACAGTATCAACACCATTAGAAACCACAATAGAGCCGACCAAGATTTCTCCATATACTAAATTCACTGGAACACCAGCATTGCTAATATTTGTCAGCCCTGTAAATGAATAATTTGAGGCCAAAGCTGCTGGATCTAAACTATCTTGTCCACTTGCAGCAGATTGATTGTTTTGTTGTGGAGTCAACATACTTGTAACTCCATCAACAACCATACTTGTTCCAACAGTCGCTAAAGTAGTCGTAACTACTGTACTTAAAAGAGTACTACCTAAAATTTTTGCTGGTATCGCAGATTTAGCAAACAAAGCACCAGCACCTAGCAAAATCTGGAAAAAGTTACCATGTACAAGTGGAATAATTTTTATATCATCTTTTGTATTCAAATTTAATAAATCCTCAGTTATTACTTTTGTTCCAACCTGTATTGTGTAAATCTGTTCTGCCATATGTTTTTCGATACCTTTGAAATTACAAACTAAAAAACTAATAGCTTCTCTAGGTGTATTCAAATCAACTTCAAACTCAGCTTGACCTAAAAATTTTCTTAAAGTGCCGTAAACTTTTATTTTTTTAAGCATCTATTTCATCAGGTCTGATTACTGCTATTTTATCTGATTTTGGAGAAACAAGATAAAAAATTAAATCTATTGATTTACAACTATATTTATCAGATTCTGAAAACTCTAAAATATTTTGTGGGTGACTATGAACTATACCAATAATTTCATCAACAAAATCCTCTACCTCTGCATAATCTAAAGGGTCAATAACAAAAGATTCTGCCTTTAATTCATCTGCAATATTTTTGCAAGGATAATATTTTTCTGCATTTTCTTTTAGACCAATAATTCCGCATGATTCGTTTGGGTCACACTCTTTGGCATGATTTATTGCATCTTCTTTCCAACAGTAATTTGTCATGTATTTATAAATGTTCCAACCCCTGCAAAATCTTTTCTTGTTACTTGTCTTTTTGGTAATTTTAAATTTGCTTGATCTAGTGCGCCAACAAGTTCAAACTGTATAATTTCTCTTGTTTCAGTTGATTTTCTATCTATAAAGAATATTTCCTGTGGTAATTCATTTGATGATGGTGTACCAAATGGATTGTTATTACTAGGAAAGTTTGCCGCATCAAGTTCACTTGCATGAGTTGTTATTCTGGTTAATTTTGCATCTGCTAAATCATTATGTGGCGTTGTTAAATTTACAATTATCAACAGGTCAGTCATAGTTAACACTGATCCACTTCTTGTAATACCACCTAAATTTGCAATAGTTAGGGTAGGTCTGGGAATTTGACCTTTTCCAGTAAACTCAGCACCTGTGAAAGTAATAGGAACTCTTTGATAAGAATTACCTTGCCATATTATTTCTGCATTTGAGTTCATGTTTGAACCAGCATGAAATCTGTAAACAGTAGGCACATTTGATGGATTACCTGTCGCATAATGCAAACCCTCTACAAGCTCTAAAACAAACAATTCAATCCTTGCACTTGGATTCAGTTTTTGTAATTCGGAGACTGGTATTGCCATTATGGCTCCGCTACTTGTTCAAAAGTTAAATTCATCACTACTCTATTACTAAGGATTGCTGTTCTACTTCTTCTTGTACATATAAATTTCAACGCTGACGAATGATGTGGCGGTGTAAAATCAAAGTTTTCTTGATCGTCAAATCTTGCATCTAAAAAAGTGTCTATAGTATCTGCGTCAGTAGTAGTAACATTAAAAGTCAAATTTAATGAAATTAATCTTTTATTGGCTGGCAATCCTTGAACCAAACGTTGTTCATATCCATCACCAAGTTTTATCCGTAACGCATCTTGATTAACAGTTTCTTGTGTCGAATACTGAGGGGTGATTGATGGAAAAGTAGCCATTATGCCAATAAACCTCCAGCACGTTTTTGTTTGATTAATTCTGATTGTATCGCTGCCGCAATTTGATTACCAAGATTATTTGCATCTGCACTGTTTCCAGAGACATTGCTTGAGTTTGCATCAACATTCACAGTTATAACATTTGTAACACTATCTCCACCTCCACTCATGGGAACAGATGGCAAAATAGTTCCAGAGCTTCTTGGAACAAACAACTCAGGTTGACGTTCTCCAACAATATAAGGTTGACCAGCTTTGACAGGGCCACCATTAGCTTTGAAAAGACCACC